GAAGATAGGTGAATGGTGTCACCTGATCTATTGGGCTATAGGGAGCCAAACCAACCAAAGGGAGTGACATAGGAAAAACCTTCCGATCTAGTAAATTCGTCTCCATTATCCCAAACCATCATAAACAATGATTCAAGTTCTGAAATAACATTCATATCTATATTCAAAAGCGATTTGCGGTATTGCATAAGTAACGTTGCCTGGTGCCCCTGGGAGCCTGTCACGTTGCGTGAAATCGTACCATCGCCGCTAGAGTTTTGGGTTGCATTGTTTCCACTAGTTCCGGTAACGGTTGTCTGTCCAACGGCATCAGTGGCCCCGCTAGCATAATCCTCATTTCCAGACAAAAGCGTCTGAGGGGTTTCAGATGTAACTCCCCGACTTTGGCTATTAGTTGTGCTGCTATTCGTCCCCGTTGAGTCTGTAGTGGCACTACCAGTATTGTGAGTAGTGGCGTCGTCGCTATAGTTAACAGTTGCTAACGGATCAATTGTTAGAAGTGTAGACTTATACAACTGATTATAATATGGCATGATTTCGCGCATTTTACGGTTCAATGCGAAACGCCACATTCCAATAGTTTCCTGACCAATTTCATAGTTCATATAGTGATCGATAATTTTCTTTTCAAAATCGGCCCTATATGCCTCATCGAAAATGGGGTATCTATTAGCATCCGTTGCTGGTAGAAAAATAGTTTCGCCCAAGTCGATAATTTCGCTAACTCTGATTGTGAAATTTCCCATTATGAATCCACAACTCCCGGACTTTGTGAAATGCGGTACTCATCAACAATGTTATCAATATCAACATTCCAGTGAACTTTAACATCTAGATCATACATTTTATTAATTCTCTCCGCGGCGTCTCTGCGAGAATCAAGCGCGACATTTCTAGCCATCATAACCTGAGAGTTATTAGCGGCAACCTCCGACGCGACTAGTCGCTCACGCTTTTCTTGATTAGCATTATTGATACCTAGGAATGTCATGCACTCATTCCAGATTTTAGTCTTAGAAACTTGAAGGTTAGGGACTAGTTGCACGTCAAGTTTCATATCCAAAAGTTTAAACTTTGCATCCAAGTTATCGCCTAGTGCATTTGTTGTGACAATGACCGGTTGACCTTCTTGAACCTGCCTGAATGCATTAACAATAGACAGGCGCTCATTATCATTTGCCACCAAAATAAATGGGTGTCTAAGCGCCATTAGGTCAATTTCAATAGTGCGATCAATTTCAGCCAACTTAGAAGCGTAGATTAGCGCAATATCCCAATCAGGTTGGCGAAGGAAGTTTGCCCAAATGGGAACGCAGTTCTTTGCGCTAAGTGTTTTGTTAACCATTGTATTACCCATGACTCGAAACTGAGTTGGGTTGTCATACATATTAATAGGTCCTGATCCGCTACCCCTCAGTGCAAAATAGCGATCAAACTCCTTATCGAAATAAAAGATTGACAGTGCTTGCCGAAACAGAGTCAGTTCAAGAAATCTAACATCAATAGTATCTGGTAACCCAGTCCAAGTAAATCTTGCGCAGGCAATTTCAGTAAAGATGCGAATATACATTCGTTCTTCAAGACTCTTGCGATTCTTAGCAGGGTTATTCCTGAAATCGTCATAGAGTGAGCCTGCATAATCTCGCTGTCGTCTTGCCATTAGAGCGTCACTCCTGATAGTGGGGTATTCGTCGCCATATCCACATTCCCGATACTAGCAGGATTAGCCCAAACTGTAACGCCCTTTTCAAAAATACCTCTAATAGTTTGCCTAAACGACTCGGGGCAAGTACTAGACGTAATATAGGTTTCGCGCAATTTCCAATAAGTAAATTCGCTCATTACCTGATAGTTAGCAGGCATCTTGCTAAACCTATTAATTGCATAACCATATCTCAGCCAAAACTCGCCAATAAGCGCCATTGCAGCGGGCTGTAGAATCTTTAGCCTAGCAAATAGTCCCCACTTATATACAGCAAGGTTAAATGCGTCTCCACCAATTTGCCCAGACGTTGTAGGTTGAATCATCTTAGCATCTTGAACCTTAGCATTAATTGCAGCAATAGCATTCTGATAATCACCCTGAGCCGCATAGTCGCCATAGGCCTTATTGGTGTCGCGCATAACTCCCATAGTGCCCTGACGCGCCACGTTGCGCTCACGAATCTGGCTAGTGTCAATACCATACTGCCCGATATTTTGCTCGCCCTGAATTGCATAATTGGCTACAGCGTTAGCATCGCCCTGAATTGCGCCAATCGTGCCACCTATGGGGTTGCCTCCAAGAATGGAGCGGACACCATTAACGGATGCATTAAGCCCTGAAAGTTGGGCTTGCTGCATTTGTATGCTGTTAAGAAGTTGCGCTCTCTGAGTTGTCTGCTGAGTGTCCAAGGCGGCCATACGGTTGTTCAAATCCATATTAGCGTTAGCCTGAGTAAATGCCATTTGATTACCAGTGAGGGCACGCTGCTGAGACCAATCGGCTGAGGTGTGCTGGTAAGCAATTCCATTACGGTTAGCCGCAAGAAAGTTCATATACCCATTATTCACAATGGAGAATGTAGGTAGATCAAAAATTCCTGTAGCCATATCTAGAAACTCGCCGCTATAATGGTTAGTTGCATCGTATCCCTTTGGCATATTATACCCCAAGGGCGAGATAACTACTCGCGGGCTAGGCGGCGAAAGGTGCATCATCTTAAGCGCTTCCAAATTCTCATTGGGGACGCACTCGGGCTTAAGAATAATAGGATTACCGCTATAAGTAGTCATTTCCACTAGACAGTAGGGGTATGTTAGGAATTTCTTAAGAAGCGCATAGCGCCCTACAATCACATTATCTCGAAAATTACTTGCTAGCGTAATAACTTCCTCAGGGGGCTTCCAACCATTCAATGCGTAGGCAGTCCCAATTACCGGATCAACCGTTGTATCAAATACAAATGGGTCATTAAGCATTTCAGTGGTGGCAAACGGTGGTACGGCAGTAATGGAAACTATCCCCTGAGTAATCCAGGGGACACTACTCATAGACTGCATAAATTGGTAAAACGCCGCTGGTGTAGTGAACAAGTACATTTCACAACCGTTGGGCAAGAACTCAAAATTGGAGCCGTTAGCAGATGTTAGAACCGGAGCCGATACAGTCCCATATGGGGGCTTCAAGGAAACGGTGCTAGTTACCAAAATATTATAGACAGTTCCGGCAGTCGCATCCCCCGGCATACTTGACGCGATAGTGTGCTCATACATATCAGCAATGACATACTCATTTCCAACGTCTAGACCTTCTGGAACCGTAAGATATGTCCTGCCATGATCATCAAACTGATTTTCATTAGCAATGCCGATATGTCCGCGCTCAACAAAACAATTTCCCATTGTCACATCGCGGGAGAAAGTTTGCCATACGTCTAACTGAATTTGCAGTTCAGTAGTGTTAGGCGCAATATACTTCACATCTGTAATAAAATAGTAGAAGGTTCGCCCAACGTCTCCCGCAATCGGTTGCTGAGAGTTATAAGCCCTCAGATAGTTAAACTTATAAACGGCGTCAAACGGTAGATTAATTCTGACCGGGTGGCCGGGCTTAGCATAAGTCAACTGATTAAAGGTGAACGAAGGATTTTCCCTAGTAGACAAATATGAGTCAAGCGCTGTGTCACTATCAAAATAAACAATATCTCGATAGTCCGAGTTCCAGGGGACATTACACAAACTAACAGATGTGCCGGGAGTCCAAACAGCGTAATTGAAGCTCAGCCCGAACGCGCTACCCTGAGGCAGTTGGTCGATAGCACTAGTCATTGGAAATCCTTAATATTTCTTATAGTTGTTAGCGCGAACCTTATCCCAAGCCGCTTGCGATATTGGCCCCCAAACCCCATCAGGTTTAGTACCTACTAGCGTCTGCAAACGCTTAATGGTTTCCAGCCACGCAGCGTCAGAATTGGGTCCCCAAATACCATCTTCTTTTGTTCCCACATAACCCTGTAGCGCGCGAATGTTTGTCTTAAGTTTTCTAATAACTGTGCTGGCAACGGCATCAGTAATATCTCCCCATTTACCGTCTGCTGTAATGTGGAGAGCGCCTTGAATCTGTGCTACCAACAATGGTGTCGCTGAACTAGTGGGTTGGGGGCTCCCGATGAGTTTGAGAAATGCGTTTAGATCACCATCGAATTGTGAGGCATCGCACGGAAAAGTGATCCCTGCAAATGCTTGCTTATCCGTAAATTGCCAAAGCGTGTGAGCATCAGTTGGCTCACCATATTGATATGCTGCTAGCCAATCAATTTTAACGCCTGGAAGATGGTTGCGAGCAAAGATCATTCCCGAATATGTCCACTCGGTGTGATAATTAATCGCTTGCAACCATACCACTCTACGGGAATCCTGATTACCTGATCCTTCTTCAATGTCAAGAATCACAAATTCATTTGGACGAATATTTCCAATAGTTGCTGCAAAGTCTTTTGCGGCTTGAATTGCATCTACGGTAGCCGGAAGATATTGATAATACCCAATGGCGCCTTTAACAAAGGCTCTAGCGTTAATCTGATTTCCAGTAAAATATCTATCGGCACGAAATCCATTATGTGCGCGAATAATTACTACCGGATTTTCGGCCCCATATTTCTGCCAATCAATGACTTGCTGAAATTCAGAAACATCCGCAATCTTAAACATAATCTATATCCCTTGCATTTGAATTAGTCCCATCATAGGCGGGAGCCCCCACCGACACTAGGTCAGTGAGGGCTCCCGTTCCCTGGGTGAAGGGCCGTCGCTGCCAGTGGCTCAGCCGACAGTGACGTTCACAGTGTAGACCACCGGAGTGCCCGCTCCAGCGTCATAGGAGACCGTCACGACGTACCCGGCTGCCTGGGAGCCAGTGACCGTAACTGTCACGTCTCCGCTGCCGTCAACGTGAGCGATAACATCATCCTTCTTCACGGTGGAGCCTGCGGGAAGGGTGAGGCTATACGTCGTCGTCCCAGCAACAAATGCGGGAATATCCACATTATCAATAGTGATACCAGTAATCCCGTTAGCCTGCTCAGGCCACTCGGGAACAACCGGTCCAGCAACCGTAAGGTCAAGTGCCGCTGAAACCATCGGGTCCGTACGCGGATCGTTAGGGTCGATGTAGACCGAACGGGCCGTTACCACTAGCGTAGTCGCGCCCTCATCGCCGCCAACGTGAAGAACTCCGGTCGGGCTAACGTATGTCTTGGTAGACGTTGCGCCCGCCACGGCGTAAATCACGGAACCCGCACTACCACTAGACATAACAACGTTGCTATCCAAAGAATAGATATTACCACGATCGACAGTGGTAACGGTAGCGTTATTAATATCCGTAGCGGTCGGAGTCGAGACAGAAACAACAGAATCCGAAATGGTAATAACCTCATCATCCTCGCCCGTAGTAAACATCACGGCCGGAACAAATCGAGATGCGCTAATAACCTGCCAGTGGTGGAGGAAGTAGTTGTTCTGTCGAGAAACCGGATTGAACTGAGACGTGGTATCAAGCGCCTGATCTGCGATAACAAAGAAGTCCTTTGTCGTCATAATCGCCTGACAACCCTCTACGCCAAACTGCGATGTCGGGATAGGCACAACGCGCCCATGCATATTTGCCCTATCCTGATTGAACGCCCCCGCCAATGCCTCAACATCAATTGCAGCATTAAACTCGGGAGTGACAAACAAATATAGGTCGTCTCTACTAGCGAACGTAGGCATCTTAGCCGCATTGTACTTAGTGCTAAGAAAGGTGAGGTTATCAGCCATAGCGCGCATCTTGCGAAGTGCAACCTTTGCCTGATCCCCATTAGACTCAATAGCCGTAATGTCTGGAACGTGAATGTGGTGGAATCCTCCATTAGACTCATACGTCTTAAAAAGAGCGCAAGTCAAAAGGAATTCATCCCACTGGTCAGAAGTGCTCGGGGCTTCCATCAACTTATTGATAAAGTTGGCGAGACCATTAGGCTCCAGAAAAGCCCTACGCAGAAGATTGTCGTTAATGGTGATCTTATAGTAATCCTGCCGATTCACCTTGTGAAAGTTAACCTGAACCTCTGGAACCTCGGTCCCAAAGATATCCTTTTCCATATACTCCCGGTCGGAATCGTAGCGATGTGCCTCTAGCAGACCGGTCTGGATTTCCTCAATAGTATCTCCAAAAGTCAGGAGCCCTCGCTTGAAGGGTGCTAGAGGATTCTGCCAGTTAGTATTACGCGCGATAACCATACCAATCCGGTTGACCAGTGAGTCGATAAACTCATTGTAGTGAGTGCGATACTGAGTCAACTGATTAACAGTCGCGTTAACCCCGGCATCAGTTGCCGATGGGATACGGCGCTGGTATTCAAGAGACTGGTCGGCCCTAATGGCATCAAGAACCTGCTCATTAGGGACAGTCTTAAGAGGGCGAATATCAAGAGTCATTATTTAAACTTTCTTTATGTGGCGAAAAGATCGTCAATACCGTGTCTTTATGTGGCGAAAAGATCGTCAATACCGTTAGAGCCTACATCGTGATTTTGGTTTTTATCCTCGCCCTCTCCGCTATTATCGCCCTGGGACGACATTAGCAAATCATAATTAGTAGACTTCAATCGGGAAATTTCAGACTCATATTCCTGAATCCGAGTCTGCAATTCAGTAGCCTTTGCACTAGCGCCCTCGGCTAGTTGCGCCGTGCTGCTATATGCTTGGGTTAGATCGTCATAGATGGAAGGCGGGGGGCCATCCTCCCCCGGCTCCCTCAGTGTGTTAATCAATTCGTGGAAATCCATAAGGATACCATACACAAAAGCGGTGCCCCTCGCAACGGTTGATATACCGTGCGAGGGGCACCCTTTCTTTCAATCGGACTCATTGCACCGTTATATGTAGCGTGCTACCGCCATTCACCACGCCGGTACGGTCTCAGCGTAAGCATCCAGCCTGGGACATAATAACAGTATTGCAAGAGCCACTATTTTATTATTCCCACCACTTACCAGACTATATAAGTTTGGGCGATGGGCTTAGAGCGCTGTCAGGGATCGAACCTGAGACATTACTTTCCTTAGGACCGTGCTCCTATTTTCTCCAGCACGCAGCGCGTCCTGGGCTACTTCTTGACAGTTGGCTGAGCCTTAGGCGCATCAGCCGGGGGAGCGGCATCAGCCTGGGGCTCAGCAAAGCCGTTCTCAACGCCCCACTTCACCAGCGCGGCATTAATAACATCACTCTTAGACATACGGTTAGCCCAACGGTGCTCTTCAATAAACTCATGAAGCGCGGCGCTCACGGTTCCAGAGACGTTAACTCGCTTCTCCTGGGTTGCACTCTTAGCCATTGATCCATTCCTTCACTCAGTTAGTTAAGGGGCCTACATGTTCAACGTAAACCCTGTCGATGTAAGAACGATACCACCCTTCACCCGGTTTGGCAACAACTTACCCTCGAACACTTTGCCGTTATAGAAGTCATCGAACGTGACGCGCTCAGCAATTGAGTCGGGGAGTCCGGCTATATGTGTTACATATGATCCATTGGGCAACTTTTCACAATAACATTTAGCCCTGACATATATGGCCTCATCGAAAATAGTTTCCATTTTCCAGGCACCTAAGCGGTGTGGATCAACGTCTAACGTATTAGGATCTTCTTTAACTAGCAAATGTAGTGAGTCTGTATCCGCGTACAGGAAGTGATCGTAATGTTGTTGGGCGGCTCTAATTGTCACATCGCGCGCGTAGGCTGTAATAAAGACTCCGACCGGAGTATATACAGGGTCGCGCATTTCCTCGTCGCCAACAACCAAAGAAACTACACCATCTTTAAGAACTGGAATCTTTGGGGTGACATTAGGATTAGTAGCGAACTTTCCATACAAAGAATTTAGATGAAGTTTAGCAATAGTTCTTAGGCCATCCTGGGCTTCTGCCTTAACCTTCATCCACTTGTCAATGTAATCACAAAAGACTCCTGTAATACTACGGAAATACCAGCCCCCTTCCCAAGCCATAATGTCCATATCGTAATGATCTTGCCAAAGGGCGAGATCAATACTAGTGCAGATCATGGTTACCGGATCAGATATCTCAGACTGATATTCTGAGGCGGTAAAGAATGGTGAGCCTTTAACCTGAATGCAAGGTATGTACCCAGGCTTCAATGAGGCCGTGAATGTTATTGCTACAATATATAGCGACCAATCAGCATCGGGTTTAGGTTCACCAGTAAAATACTTGGGCTCCCCATAAGGCATCGGCCTATCATACATAACAGACGGATATAGGCTATTAACATCGTAAACCCTTCCCGATCCTACAATCTTAGCCTTGTGTCGCTCATCGGCGTAAGTAAATCCGCCCCTGTATGCTTTACGAATTTCTGCATCCATACTTTGGGGGAGTGTAGGAAATAGTCTTTGAAACATCTTGTTGCCGCAAATCTTTTTAAATTGTGCTAGGGAGTCTGATCCCACCGTTAGATGGGTCATTCCTTCCTCTAGTTGTTGACGTAGGGCTTTGGCAACGATAACAACGTCCGTTTTAAGATATGCAATTTCATGTGAAGTGAGCCGGTGCCCCGGCTCCCTATACTCATCATAATCTATTTCTAGTTTAGACTCGGGCAATTTAAATGCTTTTGCCACGTTAGCCACGGACATAGGAAGTTTCTTAAAACTATCTCGAAATTCTGTCTTAACCCCATTGCGCCACACCACTGTGATAGAGTAGAATTTACCCATCCTAGATATGAGGGTTGAAAAACTACCTTTACGAAAAGCGCTGTCTGTCCAGTAATAGTTATTATTGAGTAGCCAGTCGAGAATAAAGGAACCGTCAAACGCTAGGTTATGAAAGTAGACCTGAGAATTATATAGTGAGATATATTCAATAAAAGATTCGATTGTGTTACCATGTTTGAAACTCCCCTCAATATTAAATACGTCACAAACTCCCCAAGCCCAAACTCTGCAATCATTTGGGTCAGTAGTAGTTTCAAAATCGGCTACTAATCTATCCTGGGAAGTGGAGCCCCTTCGCCCACTCGACATAATTTCTGGCTTCCCTAACGGCGTGATGTTGAACGGTTCCTGCCCAAGTTTCTTTATCTCTAGCGGAAAGTTCTTTCATCGCTAGTTCATACTGAAATGAGAGTGCGGTAGCAAACGGTGTCCAATTCCATAAAACTTCAAACTGTTTCGGAGAAAGAGTCCTAATCTCAGATTCTAGATCATCGTCTCCAATAACATCTAGCATCTTACTGAAAGTCTCTTTACCACTCTTTATTAACTCATCAAAATAATTTTCATCTAACCGTTTACGCATCTGATCAGTAAGACTTCTAAGTCGAGACGTCCCCGCAATAGCAGTAGGGGAGCGGTCTATTTCCCTAGGACCATTAACACTAGGATTAGACATTTGCGGATGATTAGGCCTCATGGCAGCGTCACGTTGAGCAACTGTCATACCGTCAGGCAAACGAATACTATTTATATTTTCCATATGGGAGCGGACTCTAGAGTTCCATTGATTCTCCAGCGCCTTATACGAATTCCACTCAGAGCGCGGCATGGGGCGTCTTTGGGAATCGGGGACAAATTGATTTCCACGATCAAGGAATGCAGAAAGTGCGTGAGTATATTCCCTTAACTGAGGCGGACTCATATGCTTCTCAGTTGCAGCAGACTTACGAGGATCAACATGGGAACCGGAAATAAATATTCCCTGATTAACTTTAATTCTAGAAACTTTGCGAGTAACGGCCTTTTTAAGCCTTTTTACATTTTCCCTAAGTGGGTCAGATTCTTCCGGCATTAGATAGACCGATCCCGTAGCCTATGATAGAATAGGCTACGGGATCGGACCTCCCTTCCCTGCTAAGGTTAAGTGGATATATTACTTTTCCGACTTACCCTTTTCCAACTGAACAGTGAAGAATCGGAAGCCCTTACGACCGCGCTTCTCAACAACGCGGATAGCAAGCGGCTCAGACCATGTAGTCGGATTGCCGAGAATAGCAAACATGTTCTGTAGATACTTGAACAGACCATCAGAGACAGCGGCGTAAGCCTTACCGTCCGCATCGATCAGAATCGTGCGGAGTGCGTCTCGCTCCTCGCCCGAGTCATCCGCGAGAGTGGTAGCCTGAACAATCACGTCCTTAAGGTGAATAACCTCATTGAGATGATCTGCGATGGGCTCAGCGTCAGTAACGGCTGAAAGAATCAGTCGCTTAGCCTCGGGGGAGTCACCGACAATCGTGCTGTAGATGCTACTGATACCGTCACTAAGAGCCTGGACGGACTGCATCGAACGGTTCTGGACCATTTCACCACTGGGAGCCATTAATTCATTCCTTCTTGAAATAGTGTGTCTTGACCTTCTGGAATATTCAATTTTGGTCTTGCGAACTGAGGCCACATATCATACGGCAACAATTCAGCAAGTCTATCGTTATCGCCGGGAGAGGTCAAGCGCTCATTAGTAAGCAAATTATTTGCTTCCACTGAGGCGACACTTCTCCCCAACAACGAAAATTTAATCTCCCACCAACCATCTACCTGAGTCGTCATAGTAAATGGAGCCGTTGTAATCCTCATAAGCCCTACCCTTTCAGGAGTATAAGAGTTCCGATGCCTGCTTGTGAGGCAGCGTCATAAACGGCTACTCGGAACAACATAGCCCGCTCTCAGCATAATTCCCTGAGGATATATGCCGTCTAAATGTCCGTTAAAGGAGATACCAACTAGTCGCCACGGACAACAGTGCCTAGCCACTCCGACTCCCACGCAATCAGGGAGCCTACATCAAACAACGTAGACCGCAAGCCGTGCATAACTAAACAGCGAACCGTATACCTATACAGACTGGTATTCATGCCACTGACTCACAACCCGAGCAATCTCGACGCCCGACTTTGGTTCAGTGTAAGAAAATTCAAGATGTAAGCCATATTCCTCGCGGATCATGTCACCTTTAACAGTATCCTCAAAAATCTCTTTAAAATCTTCCCGAGCCATAGCATGACCGAAATACATGCCAGCAGTCACACAAACAGTAACGAAAAGAATCCCAAGACCTAACGTGGCTAGCACGGTGGCTCCATATAAGGATCATCAATACCATAGGAATTAGATTTACCAATCTTTTCATTTAGACGGTCTTGGTGCTCATCAATATGGTACATAGCCTCACGCCTAGCCGCTGCATAAGTATTAAACGGGGGAGGTTTATGGCCGCAAGTACACTGGACGCGCCATTTAGCCTGAGCAACATACTCAGACTTATTACGCTTAATAGTGATATGAAATTTCATGAGGTCATATCCACGTTCTCGTGAAAGTGAATGTGGTCACTAGTCCATTCCCGGGACCAAAATTCTTGATAGGCGTAGCAACTATGCTCGGCATCAACTATCCCTAGTTGCAAACTTACCCACCATGTGCAATCAGGTCCGATTTCATGTTCTACCAAATCGGAGCGACAGTCCTTTAACCAATGAGGCGAATCATCGTCTCCACAGAAATGGCAGGTCTTTTCCATGGCAGAAATTTATCAGCCCCCGTTAGCGTTGTCAAGCACTATTTATAATCTAATTAAGCTTGCAGAAATGAAATTTACAAATAGTTTAATACAGCGCTATGCATGGTTATGCACGATAATGAGAAAAAATTCAGGACA